CAATAGAAAAAGCACACAAAGATTATGAAGATGATCTTACAATAGACGAGCTTATAGATTTACACACAGAGAAATATAATCCTGCACTTACAAGAGCTGCTAAGTTAAACTTTGAAAGTTTAGTTCAAGAAATTAAGAAAGAGCAAGAGCCAAATGAAGCAGTTGCATCTGACATCATTGAAGCAGTTTACAAAAGAAACTTAGCACACAAAGTTGCAGTAATAGCCACAGACATATTTAATGGTCAAGACAAATCATTTAATGAAATCAAACAGTTACTAGATGACACAGACGCAGACGCAGAGGAGTATCCAGCGGTAACTGAAGACATACCTGAGTTGTTAGAGTCACTTGATATACAAACTAAGTTTGAATTTAATCTTCCAAGTTTACATGAGCAAGTTCCAGGAGTTGGTCCAGGAAACTTAGTTATAGTGTTTGCCAGACCAGAGTCAGGCAAGACTGCGTTCTGGGTTAATCTTGTTGGTGGTCTTCAAGGTTTTGCATCACAAGGTGCAAAAGTTTGTGCACTTATAAATGAAGAGCCTGCAGTTAGAACACAGATGAGAGTTATAAATGCACACACAGGCATGACTCGTGATGAGATTATAGACAATATGGATTTAGCAAAAGAAAAATGGAAGGAGATAAAAGACAATGTTAAACTTATGGACACTGTTGATTGGACTATTGATGACGTTGACAGTTTTTGCAATCAGCACAAGCCTGACATCCTTGTTATTGACCAGCTAGATAAAGTTGGTATGGCTGGTAACTTTACAAGGACTGATGAAAAGTTAAGAGCTGTGTATACAGGTGCAAGAGAGATAGCAAAGAGACACGAGTGTTGTGTCATCGCAATCTCTCAGGCATCTGCAGATGCACATGGTAAGACAAGAATATCTTTTGACATGATGGAGAACTCAAAGACAGGTAAAGCAGCAGAGGCAGATTTAATTATCGGTATTGGAAAGCACGGTACGCTTGACTCACTTGACACAACTCGAGTTATGTGTATAAGTAAGAATAAGATATCAGGATATCACGGAGAGATAACCTGTAATATAGAACCACAACTATCGAGGTATAGAGTATGATAACAGTATTAGACGTAGAGACTAGCTTTCAAATTGTAGATGGCAAAGTAGATCCACTGCCATTTAATCCAAACAATTGTTTAGTTAGCATAGGTGTTAGCTTTGGTACAATGGCTAACGAGGACTATCTTTTTTTTAATCACAATCACAGAAACTTTAATATAGAGGCTAACCACAAAACAATTCAAAGTGTTTTAGATAGGACTACTTTATTAGTTGGTCACAATATTAAGTTTGATTTAGTATGGCTATTGGAGTCAGGATTCAAGTATGATGGCAGACTGTATGACACAATGATAGGAGAATATATTTTATTGCGTGGATTAAGAAAGACACTATCGTTGAAAGATATATGTAAACGTAGGAGTATAGCACAGAAGTCTGATGCAGTTGACGATTACATGAAACGCAAGATATCGTTTGAGGACATACCTGTAAACATTATTGAGGAGTATGGAAGGCAAGATGTTAGATCTACACGAGCTTTGTTTGACGCACAGATGGCAGATTTTAAGAAAGAAGGTAATAGATCCTTACTTAAATCTGCTAAAATGATGAATGAATTCCTTAGAGTGCTTGCAAACATGGAAATAAATGGCATACACATTGACCTAAATTCCCTGAATACTGTGGAGCAAGAGTTTAAAGAAGAGTTTGGTAGATTAGCACAACAGATAAAGAATATCATTTGGGAGAAGATGGGAGATACTCCTATCAATCCTGCCAGCACAGAGCAATTGTCTTGGCTAATATATTCTAGAAAAGTCACAGACAAAAAAAAGTGGGCAGACATGTTCAACATAGGTATAGATAAATTTACCAAGAAAAAGAAACGCAGACCCACACTTTCAAAATCTAGATTTAGAGATATGGTTGTGGCAAACACAGAGGTCATAAAGAAAACATCAGCGACAAAATGCCTGGAGTGTAATGGCACTGGTCAAATTAGAAAATATAAGGTAGATGGGGGACGATATAAGAATCTATCAAAGTGCCACGAGTGCGGAGGGCAAGGCGTAATATATTATGAGCTAAACAGAACCGCAGGATTTAATCAGATGCCCGTTGGTGTATCAGAAGTGGCAGAGGGTGGATTCAAGACAGACAGAGACACACTGAGAAAATTATCTATGCGTGCCAAAGGTGATATGAAAGAGTTTGTCGATCTAATTATCAGGTATAATGCCATAGACACATACTTAAATACTTTTGTGAATGGCATAAGAGATCATGTTAATGAAGATAGTATACTGCATCCTAAGTTTATGCAGTGTGTCACAGCTACAGCAAGATTATCTAGTCGTGATCCAAACTTTCAGAACCAACCAAGAGGCAATACTTTTCCTATTCGTAAAGTTATTACATCTAGATTTGATGGAGGTAAAATTATGGAAATAGATTTCTCTCAGCTTGAGTTTAGAACTGCTGTATTTTTAGCACAGGATAAACAAGGGATGAAAGACATAGAAGATGGTGTAGATGTCCACCAGTTTACTGCAGATACAATAGGTGTATCTAGGCAAGAGGCAAAGGCACATACATTTAAACCTTTATATGGAGGCATGTCTGGCACGGACGATGAGAAGAGATACTACAAAGCATTCTTAGATAAGTACAAAGACATAGCAAAATGGCATGAAGAACTACAAAGCACTGCAATACAATACAAAAAAATTAAAACGCCATCAGGCAGAGAATATTCTTTTCCTTATGCTCAGAGAATGGCATGGGGTGGATCTAGTTATTCCACACAGATTAAAAATTATCCTGTGCAGGGCTTCGCTACAGCTGACATTGTTCCTATAGCCTGCATAAATGCTTACAAGATTATGAAAGACACAGAGGTAAAAAGTTTATTAATAAATACAGTTCATGATTCTATAGTAGCTGATGTTCATCCTGATGAAATACAGACAATGACAAAACTTTTATACAAAGCAACTGCAGATGTTATAAGTTCATTGTATGATTTTTATAAGGTAGAATTTAATGTTCCTTTAGACACAGAGCTAAAGGCTGGTATAAACTGGCTTGAAATGCAGGATATACCTCAAAAATAAGATGTTGACTTTTTATAAAAAATATGCTAATAAAGAAAAATTTCATTCAATAAGGAGGTCTTATGACAAACAATGAAATAACAAACATAGACAATTTATCTAATGAACAGATAATGTCAATGATAGGACAAGAGAAATCGTCCACTGGTAACTTCTTACCGAAGCTATCCATAAATAGATTTCCAGAGAACGATGACGGTGCAGAAGTTCCAGTAGGTTCTTATGCAACATATGTTCCAGAGCTAGATAGTATAGCCTATGGTAAACCTGTTACATTTAGACCGTTCATCAATGCGTATCAATACATGAAGTATGACGCAGAGAAAAACGAATACAGCAATCGTAGTATTATATTTAAGTCTTGGAAGGACGAAGCTATAGATGCTAAAGGTGGTGTTCGTTGCGGAAAGATACCAGCAAAAGAACTTGCTAATCTTTCAGAAGAAGAAAGAGCCAAGCAAAAGGCTATCAAGTGTTACAGATTAATATATGGTTTAGTGTCGTTTGATGGTGTATTGCCAGGTGGAGCAGATGCACATGTTAGTAATTTACCTGTGCTCTGGAAGGTGACAGGCAGTAACTTCAAGCCTGTTGGCGAAGCAATAGAAAGCCTTAGACGTAGAGGTAAGGTTATGTTTAATCATACACTTACATTAAAAACTAAAAAGAAAAAGGCTGGCAGTAATGTCTTTTATGTTTCTGATATTACTGTAGACAAAGACGAAGTTTCTTTCACAGACACAGAGAAAGAAACACTTTTAAGTTTCCAAGAAACTATCAACACTGAGAACGAGGAGATAGTGGAGTTGTGGAGACAAGCTAAAAAGGCAGAGCCAGTTGTCGTAAAAGCAAATGAGGCAAAAGCCGTTGATGCAGAACTCGAGGATGATCCTATCGAAGTTCTCTCATCATGAGTCAGGACATCCTAGAAAAAGTTAGGGTGTTTTTAGAAGCTGCATCGAAAGATGCGGTAGAGGTATCCGATGATTTGATTGATCAGTTTGGTGAAGCTTGCAAGGAATCATTCAGAAAGCAGTTCACTGACCAAAGAAAAAAAGAGTTTGGTCTTAGAGCATCAAACATCGGAAGACCTTTGTGCCAGTTACAGATGGAAAAGAAAGGCGTAAAAGGCGAAGGTCAACCATATAACGCAAAGATGCGTAATGTGTTTGGAGATATGATTGAACAACTTGCAGTCATAGTTATGAAAGCTGCAGGTGTAGTTATACAATCAGAGCAGAGAAAAATAAAATATAAACCAACAAAAAATGTTGAAATAAATGGTTCTTTAGATGTTGAAATTGATGATAAAGTGTGGGACATTAAGAGTGCATCGCCTTGGTCTTTTACTAATAAATTTGGAGAAAACGGAGGGTTCACTACAGTCGCAACTGATGACGTGTTTGGGTACACGACACAAGGATACGTCTACGCAGAGGGAGCAAACAAACCATTCGGAGGATGGATTGTAATTAATAAATCTACAGGTGAGTGGGCACTTACAGAAACTCCACTTGCAGATGATGAATACAGAGACAAAGCCTTGACAGCTGCTAAAAACAATGTCATAGCTTTACAAAAGAATAAAAAGTTTGAAAGGTGCTATGAAGATGAAGAAGAATACTTTAGAAAACAAAAGACAGGCAATAGAGTATTGAATAGCACTTGTGGTTTCTGCCCTTACAAGTTTCCTTGTTGGGGAGAAAACTTGCAGCTGCTACCACAACAGCAGTCGCAAGGCAAAAACCCTAGATGGGTTTGGTACACTGAGGTTAATAATCCTAGGGTAGAGGACGATGTCTCCTAGTGTACGCAGTCGAAAAGCCAAGGGGCGAAGGCTACAAAACTGGGTTAGGGACGCACTTCTTTGTGCGTTCCCTAGCTTAAAAAAAGATCAAGATGTTTGGTGTGCTATTATGGGCGAGTCAGGCATTGATGTTAAATTATCTAAAGATGCCCAAAAGTTATTTCCATTTTCTATAGAGTGTAAAAACAAAGAGACATGGAAAGGATTGTATGATGCATATGATCAATCAATATCTAACGCAGATCTAGAGCCATTGGTAGTATTAAAGATGAACAATAGAAAGCCTTTAGTTGTACTTGACTTTAAATCTTTTTTAGATATAATAAAAAATAAAATAAAAGGAGTAGAAGATGATAACATTTCCGTTAGGAATAACTGATGAAGAGATTGAAACTTTATCAGAGCAGATAGAAGAGGATGTAAGTAATACACTACATGATCTAGCTGTTAAAAGAAAAAAACTATTAGAGTCTGGAGTTCCAGAAGAAGATGAGCAAATCAGAGAGCTTGATGCTTTGATAGAGGTAGTATGAGTATGGATTTTGATAAGCCTATAGATATATTTCAATCTGTATCCGTTATAATCACACCACATGAGAAAGGATTTACATGTGGTATTATAGATCCTAAAGGTCCTCATGATAGAGATGTGTGCTCTTACATAGCCAAAGGCTTAGTAAAATACGCAACAGAGAATCCTGACATAGTGTACGCTGACGGTATGCAGGCTTACTATGATGACGATAAAAAAAGTAATGACAGAGAGAACGGATCTGATGACAATGTCATAGACATTTTTGATTTTATTAATAAAAAGGATTTACACTAATGACAACACACTTAGTAATAGGAGACCCCCATTGCACACCTAAAGCTAGTAATGAAAGATTTATTTGGGCAGGACGCATGGCAAGGGATTTAAAAGTAGATAAGGTAATATGTATGGGCGACTTTGCCAGTATGGACTCTATGTCTAGCTACGACAAAAAGAAAAAATCTTTTGAGGGTAGACGGTATCGTAAAGATATAGACCATGCACATGATGCACTTAAAAAATTTAACGAGGGTATAGGTAAACATGACGCTGAAAGATTTATGCTATTAGGCAATCATGAAGATAGAATAGATCGTGTGGTAGATGACAACCCAGAGTTTGAAGGTGCTATATCTATAGATGATCTAAAGTATCCTGAGTATGGATGGCACACCTATGATTACAGATACCCTGCAGTAATAGATGGCATATATTACTCACATAACTTTCCAAGTGGAGTTATGGGTACAGCTATCTCTGGAGAGAATATGGCAAGAGCTTTGGTAAATAAAAATAAAGTATCTTGTACTGCTGGTCATTCTCATTTGTTAGACTATGCCATAGCATCCAAGCCATCTGGTAAAAAAATTATGGGACTATCTGCAGGCTGCTACTTGACACACAGAGAAGCATACGCATATAATACACAAAGACTATGGTGGTCTGGATTAATTGTAAAACGAAATGTAAAAGGTGGAGAGTATGATATTGAAACAGTTAATATTAGTGAGGTAAAGAAAAGATATGGAAGACGTAGTTAATTTTCCTAAACATTATAGGCAGTCTACTACTGAGACTATTGATCTTATCAAAGAGTCAATGACAACAGAAGAGTTTCATGGTTATCTCAAAGGAGCATGTATGAAATACATGGCTAGATACAAGTACAAAGGTCAGCCTGTACAGGATTTAGAAAAGGCAGAATGGTATTTGAAGAGATTAATCAGTGAAGTTTTAGATCAAGATGTAGAAAAGCAACAAAAGGAGTACCCAGATGGTTGAAACATAGAGAATTACGTTTAAACGCCCATACTTAGACGTATATGCAAAAGTTATTATGTCGGGTATGTTACTATTAAAAGACTCAAATGTTTGCATATTTGAGCAGTTATGAAAGAAAAATTTTAAGAAAGGGTCAATAAAATGGCAGAAAACAAACAAGAACAACAAATTGTAGACAAGCAGTATATTATATCTGGATCACAAGTTCAGAGCATACTTCGTTACTTATTTACAAGACCGTATGGAGAAGTAGTGAACGGTATTGAAGTGTTATCAAAAGGATTAAGAGAACTTGATCCTAAGATAGGTGCAGACTTTGTAGCAAAACCTACAGACAATGCAAAAAAATAATTCAGAGCTTTTTAATATGAAAGTATCTCTGACTGATAGTAGTCAGATTGCAATAGAACTTGATTATATTCAGCCTAATAAAATTAAAGATGGTCTAGAAAATATAAACGAAATATTTTATGCTAATCTACTGGCTAGTGTAATCAAGCATTGCATAGAAAACACATTAAAATTAAACAGCGATATAAAACAAATAATTGAAAGGATATAATGAGTAACGTGGCAAGAGTTGAAGTCCCTAATAGAATGAGAAGTGTTACACAAAGAATGGAGATTGATGGTAGAAGAATTTTATCTATCATTGACTATACAATAAGCCCAACAGGCATAACTCCTATGGCTGTATGGGTTAAACTAAAACCTACTGAGTCTACTTTAGATAGAGAGCTTAGGGCATCAGGTAAAATGACATCTTTATTATTACAATATGGATGTAGTTTAAAAGAAATATCAGAGACATTAACTAAAGATTCTATAGTTGGTGCAGCTTTAAATTATATATATAAAAATTTAGATGAGATATTATCTGGTGAGCAAGGGGACAAAGTTCCTAAATTAAATACAGATCCGTATAAAATTAAAGACGTGGGTTAATTAGACTCCATTAATTTCATGTTGTATTTTTGACTAGGTGGTACAAAATCTGGATCAGTATATCTACCCCCATCATTTATAAGCCCCATCTCAGCCTGTCTTTTCATATCTTCTAGACCATATTGTTCTTCCATTTGCAACAATATATTATCTCTTATAACTTCAGCTTCTTTAGTTTGTTGTAGTTTCTTTTGTATTTCCTCTTCAGTCGGTGCATCAAATCTATCTTTTATAGTGTCAACGCCTCTCCTCATTAGTCCTCCAACTTTGTCTACTAAAGTTTTAAGCTGATCTGTTGGTATTACAGAAAACATATTTTTACCTGCAGGTACAACCATTTCAGGACCTTTTTCTCCTACAACCATGGGTCTATCTATTTCCATTTTATCAACACCTTGTTCTGCATACATTATTCCTGGTCTAGAAACTAATCCTTGTGTTCTTTGAGTATCTGCTCTTTGTCCTGTTTGTTTTTCACCAGTTGTTTCTTCAGATGATCTTATAGTTTGCTCTCTTTCCATAACTCCAGGTGCTTGGTTTTCTTGCATTTGTGCCATAATACTATCTGGATCTACTAAAAAATCAGACTGTTGATCAATAACTCCAGTAGACATTCTATCTTTTGGGCTAGAATCTATAATATTTTGAGCAGGCTGCATAATTGCAGATGCTACTGGAGAAGGAGTTAGGCTAGTATCTAACTCTCTCTGTGTGTATACCTTTTTTGGTGCTAACATATCTACCATACTATTCTCCTAATTAAGTAGCGGATTATTTTGTTCCGCTTTTAGCTCTTCTAATTTTGCGTCAATGTATTCTATAGCAGCACCGTTAATTTTTATATCACCTTTTAGTGCTTCTATTTCTTTTATAATGCCTGATAAATCCACAGTCTCATTGACTACAAACTCTTGATCTTCTAGCTGTGCTATCCTATTATTGAACTCACCCCATGCCATGAAGCCACCACCGATGGCACCAATCACACCCAATAGTGCTGCATAAGATGATAATTTACTGAACATTTCTTGCATCTAATAACTCCTTTAATTTTCTATATGCTTTATCTGTTTTTTGTTTTGCCTGATTGACTTTAATCTGGTGCTGCACTACAGGATCTGTGCCCCCTAAATTAACTTGTGTAACATAAATAGGTTTGCTATAAGTGTTCAAACTATTTTGTAAAAAGAAATCCTGATTGCCAGATGGCAGCTGCCTAGTATCAAACAAGGCTGTATTTGCATTAAAATAAGATGTCATATCAGGTTGTTGTGATACCATTTCACGACTAACTATCTCATTTACAACTGTAAGTGTTGCATCTATTTGCTGAGACACATCTTTTATTTTACTTTGTATAGCCTGTTCTATCTTTGCAACTTTAACATCTAAATTAACTTCCACATTTTCTCCAGAAGCATCTGGTTCTTGAGGCTGGTTTCCTTCAACAACTGCGACTTCAGCTGGCTCCTCGATTGCCTCTTCTTGTTGGGCAATATCTTCTGCTGGTGCTGGTTCGTCTGCAACAATTTCTTCGCTACTGGGTTGCTCTTCAATTTCATTTGGCATCTCCTCTATAGGTTCCTCTTCAATTATAGCAACTTCTTCAAAGTATTCTTCAACTTCTTCGATAAACTCT